AATAAACTTACCTCCTTTAAAGGAAGTGTCACCAGAACCTATCTACTTTCCATAAGCAGCAAGGATTTGCCTGGCAAACACTCCATAGGGTTGTTTGCATTCTGCCAACGGGTTCTGTGCCAGTTGGGGAAACTCTTCGTTCGCCCTGCGCACCGCCTCGTTCAGCCTAATAATCTCCTGTTCAAAGTAAGCCTCTCCGTGTAAGGATAGTTCGTGGATATAGTTGGTTCGTGTCTCTTCAAAAGAAGTTCTTTTTGACACTCCCGGGGTCTTTCGTCTCCATTGAATCATTTCGTTTAACACTGTCTTGTCCAAGGGTGCAACTATCACTCCCGCGCGATGTTTTTCAAACTTGCGCTTACAGTAATAGATATCATCCAATTCTTCAAAGTCAAATTCTCTGTCCGATTTCGTGGCGTCGGTGTACCCAATACCATGATCCATAAACCATTTTTTCATATTTCTGAAGGTTATGAACTCCTGCAACTTCTCATTTGGTGCCACGATATGATCATCGCCCCAAGTCGTCATTTCCACTGCTCTCCTCATTTCCTCCAACGTCAATTCCACGTGCATAGCCAACAATATATCAATTATCGCCACCCACTGCAACCACCAATTAGATAAAGAGTTAAGAGGTGCTGTAACAGCCACTCCGCTCGGTATTCCTTGGTGTTTTCTCGCAACCGTGTTCAATGCTATTATCAAGGGATGAATCATCGCTCTAACGAGTCCGATCCTTGCCCGCTGGTTCTCCGGCGAGTCCTTGTAAAATTCATTTGCTTGGTGCGCATATTGCATGATAGCGTCTCCTGACAAATTGCCGTCCCATGTCTCAAAATCTCCTGCGATCACTTTGCCTCCAAATCTTCCAATCCGATTGTATAATCCAGCGGCATCCGCTCCTGTAAGGTTCAATCCAACTCCGACGGGCATCTCGACACACTTCTCTTGCATTGCTGCATTGAAAGCGCCGAAATACTTCCGCAAAAGCATATTGTACTCTAGCGGGCTCACGTCGAAGGTCCTAGTCTTGGCGTTCTTGATGTGCTTCAACTTTCGTCTCTCATCCTTCAAATTAGAGTAAAGGGTTAACATTATCTCTTTGCCTGATCTTACTTTCATCTCCATTTCGTCATAGCTGTCCTTAAACATTCTAATAACGTCCAGTCCTTTAACTACAAAGCTTTCCTTAAGCTTTGCAACTCGTTTCTGGTTGGGTCTCAATTCGATATCAAACATCCATCGTTTTCCTTTCGCTCCTGCTGGCTTGAATCGCTTCCACAATCCAGGCGAGGTGTCAAAATCCAAGCTGTTCACTTCTCCTCCTTCGGTTCCATTAATCTGTTCGTCCCAGGTCAATAATCTCTTTCCTATTCCGATGCACGGTTTTAGTGTGCTAAGAATGGTCATCAACATCGCTGTGGCCATTACACATGCTCTCGCGGGTAATGCCTTCGTTGGGTTACTAAACTTTTTGAAACCTGCGTCGTACGGGGTGATTCCTGCCGCTCTCACAGCCGGGTCCACCCTTCGGTCTCGCAATGACGTCACACAAGGCGCCGTCACTGTCTCTCCCATCAAACCATGTACATAACTTTCCGATACTTCCGTCTTCATTGCTGGTCCTTGTGCGAATTCCTTCTTGGCAATCCCCACAAATTCGACGTTTCCACTCGTTTTCACATACTGGTCTGTTGTCGCACTCCTGTCAATGACAGCATTATATTCCTCTTCCGATATGCATTCCATGTTGTAGATCGCCGGGGGAAACTTGCTCATCATCTCCTTTATTCCTTCTTGGGTGACTGGGGCTGTGAAACCCTCGACTCCCGTTCCAGCGTGGTGAATTCCCATTATGGTCCTATTGAATCCGTCATTGTGTTTCCCTATCAAGGGTCTTCCGCACATTCCAATCATGGATTTGATCGCGTACTCGTAACAATTGACGTAAGCAATTCTCTCTCCTGTACTCTTCTCCACTTGGTGCACGTCCCTGCGAACGTAATACACTTCATTATCCGTGCGAGATCCTAATAGCGTCGCTCCTCCTTCCGTCAGAGTATTCAGCTGATTATCACTCACAAAGAACCTGAGCACATCTTTAAAAGCGTCCATTTGAATGGGCGCCTTCATAAGCACCAAATCGTTCTTGTCGTCAATTATGATCTCAGACGGCTTGTAGTCAGCACATGCCTGCGCTCCACTTAATCTTTCTATCATCA